CGCTTCGGTATGGAGACCGCGGACGAAGCACGACGGGGTGGATTCCGCGCGACTCCGATCCGCTCCGAACTCATCCTGTCCGGTGGCGCGCTCCACCAGATCGCTATCGAATTGGCGTCACCCGATGGCGGCAGTTTTGGCGGCAGTGCCACCATCGTTGGGGAGGACTGACGGTGGACACCGAAGCGCAAGAGAATACCTATCCCTTTGAAGGGTGGGTCGGGCCGCCGTTTCCCGCCGGCGTGTTTCCAATTCGCATAGACGCGCATCCTCTGCCGCTCTCACAGATGGCTGTGGAACGGATTACGTGGCTCTTGGAGCGCGGCGTTGCCTTGCGTCTGCTGTCCACCGAACAGCGGTTTATTGACGCGTTCTGCAGTGCCGTCGAACTGCTCGGCGTGACCGCCGGCGGGGAGGTGGGTCGTGCATGACCTTCCGAAACTCTTTGAGTTCAAACTCCCGGCCAGCACGCTGCGCACGGAGGAGTCGCTGCCCGAAATCAATCGGGCTGCACTGTCCAGCATCAACATGCACACGCAGACGGCGCACACGGCGCCTTACAAAGTGGCGCGAGCGGTGCGGCAGATCATTTACCAGACGCTCTTTCACCGGCGGGCGACGTTCTATACCCGGATTGACAACGCGACGGTGCCGGTCGCACCGGAGGAACTGCGCGCCAACATCTACCGGCTGTTGGCCCGAGCGGAGGTACACGACCTAGACGCCAAGCTGGTTGACGACGTTACCGACGCGCTGCGGGCACTCGTGCAGGTGGATCCGCGGCCGTGAGCAACGCACGATATCCGGCACTTCCGATCCCCCACAACATGCCGGTTGTTGGAGTGGATCCGAAGAACCCGCGCGAGACGGCTGCGTCTGTCGTGGCGAACATCTACCCGAACCTGCGTCACTACCAGGACGTTTTCTACCGATGGGTGGGCACGCACTATTCGCCGGTACGGTCCGGCGACCTGGTCTCCAACATCTACGCGCTTCTCGCCAAGGCCACCGTCCAGGTGGGCAACAAGGGCCTGGAGGACCGATTCAAACCGGACGACAGAGCCGTCGGCAAGGTTATCCATGCCCTTCGCGGCCTGGTGCAGCTATCCGATGACGCAGGAACGTCGCCGCCGCTATGGACGGTCTGGAACGGCATTGCCCGCCACACTGGCGCGCCGGCGGACATTATCGCGTGCAAGAACGGCTTGCTGAATGTGCGCACCCGCACGCTGCACCCGCACACGCCGTTCTACTTCAACACGGCGTCGCTGCCGTTCGACTATGACGCGAACGCGTGGCCGCCGCGGCAATGGCTGCAATTCCTGCATTCGCTCTGGCAGGACGACCAGGAGTCCATCGCCTGCTTGCAAGAACTGTTCGGGTTGCTGCTGACGCCGGACACGAGTCACCAGAAACTGTTCCTGCTGCTTGGCATGAAACGCGGTGGCAAGGGCACGATTGGCCGGATAATGCAGCGGCTGCTGGGGTGCGACCATGTATGTGCTCCAACCCTAGAAAGCCTCGGCGGCCGGTTCGGATTGCACCCGCTGGTCGGCAAGTCGCTCGCTGTCATCGGCGACGCTGACTCTGCAGGCAAGACCACGTCGTCCACGGTGGAGCGGCTGAAGGGAATCAGCGGCGAAGATACCTTCGACGTGGATCGTAAGAACCGCGAGGTTATCCCGGCCTATAGGTTTCCGACCCGGATCGTCATGCTTGCCAATCAGGTGCCGAGGCTGGCGGACAGCAGCGCTGCGATGGCCGACCGGTTCATTGTGTGGAAAATGACGGTGTCATTTCTCGGTCGCGAGGACCACGACCTGGAACGCAAGCTGGGATTGGAATTGCCTGCCATCCTGGTTTGGTCATTGATCGGCCTGGACCGCCTGCGGAAACGGGGCCGGTTTGTGCAGCCGGAGTCCGCGCGTCAAGACGTGGAGCTTTTGCAGGACATAGGCAGCCCAATTGGTGCGTTCATCCGTGAAGCCTGCGTTGTCGGACCGGACCAGTCCGTGCCGTGCGGAACGCTCTTCTATCAATGGCAGCGCTGGTGCTCGGAGCAAGGCAGGACGCGGACAGTCGGCACGGTGCAGACGTTCGCCAGCCACCTCTACGCCGCTTTACCGAAAGTCACCACGCGCCGACCACGCCGCGACGACGGCAACCGGAACCGCGAATACGTCGGCGTCGGACTGACACCGGACCGCGCGGCCGACTCAATGACCACCGCGATATCTGCGTTGGCCACGTCATGACCGGTCCGCTCTGGTCCCGAAACGGTCCACTACCTGGTCCGCAAGAAAATGGCGGAATTCTGCGGCCTGGTCCACTAGGTCCGCTGAATCACCCATTAAGTTAATAAGGAAAACTAGAAATGAATAATATTGGAGTATGTACGCCGAACGGCGGACCCAATGGACCACACGGCGGAAATCAGCCGTTTTCTTGCGGACCAGGTGGCGGACCTAGTCGGGTCCAGGTGGCGGACCAGCGGCGCCCGCTGCCGATAGTTCGGACAATCGACGCGTTGCCTTCGACCGAACTGCCGGCGCTTGCGCATGTGTCCGTGGAACTGCCGGACCGCGGCATCACGTTGCATGGGGTGGCGTTGCTGGCCGTCGCGCGTGCGCCGGCTGGCGTTGCGGTAATCTGTCCGCGCCACCGTGTGAGAGACGGACACTGGCAGACCTCTGTCATGTTCGCCGACCGGGCCGAGTACCTTGCACTGGTGAACGCGTGTCGCCGCGCGTGGCTAGAGCGCGCAGACAAGGGCTGGTCGTCATGACCGAGACAACGTCAGTCACGTATGCGGTTGACGGTACCGAGCGCGTGGCAGGATCCGGCCGCCTGATCGCACTGGCGAACGTTCGGATCGAGGTCGCAGGCATCGAAATCATGCTGCAAGGACTGCAAGTCGTGCGCGGTGGCGATGGCGCCCTGACATGTAAGGCGCCCATGTGGCGGCATCCGAAGTCAGGCCGTTGGCTGCCCGCCGTGCTGTTGCCGCCCGAGCTACAGGCCGCTGTGGGCGCCGAAGTACTTGCAGCATTTGGAGAGCAATCATGAACCGTCAGCAACGGCGTGCCGAGATGCGCGCGCAGGTCAAGAAACCAACCGCAACATGGACGCCATTCGTTCAGACTGCCGTTGGTGTTGCCGGGCTGAATAGCGAGGGTATAACCACGACAGCAGCCCACCTCGGCGTCGCACCTGATGTGATCTACAGGCAGGCAGCGGAGACGTTCGCCGAGGCTAAGTGGTATCGCAACAACCTGTTCCTGGTCGGCGTCAGGCCAGCCGAGCAACCTGATGGGTGGCTGCACCTGCTAGTGAAGCGCTGCGATGACTCACTTGCGATCGGCTGGCCCGACCTTCAAAGAATCAAGGATGAAATCGTTGGGCCAGAGTGCGAGGCAGTCGAACTGTTCCCGGCGAACGCGCGGCTGATTCACATGGGGGATACCAGGCACATGTGGGCCAATCCGGATCCCAACGACAGGCTGCACGTCGGGATGCACGTTGGCCGTCATGTCGCCTCGTGACTGTGCCCGCCAGATGCCCGCACACGGCGTCCCGCTTCCGGCGCTGCCGCGAGACATGGACTCGCTACGACCGGCACCCGTGCCGCTCTATCCGCCCGCATGCGGCACTCCGCGTGCTGTCTCACTAGGAATAGCTCCCAGCTATGGAGTGCGGCAGCCGCGCATGGGGTTGGCCCGCAATTTTAACAAATAACATCGTGGATCAATCGACGTGGCACTACGTGGACGAAAACCAACTGCGACAGTCGTTAAGCTAGTGACTGGCAAGCCGGGAAGGCTAGGCGTGAACACCGGCGAACCCCGCCCGAGCGGTAAGCCAAAGCCGCCAGTCCCGCTGCAGGGCCGTCCGGCGGCGCTCTGGCGCCAGTTCATCGCCAAGGCGTGGTGGCTTGCGGCTACGGACGGCCCGAAGGCGTGGCTGTGGTGCCATCTGCAGGCCGAGGCCGAGGAAGACCCGAAAGCGATGACGGCAGCCCGCATAGGCCAACTCCGCTACTTGGGCAGTGAGTTGGGATTCGACCCGGCGTCGCGTGCCAGGCTCGGTGCCGGCTCCAAATCGGATGCGGCGCCGGATCCGTACTTCGGCTAAGTAATGGCCTTGTATCCTGACAGGATACAACTTGGCCGCTCATGGCGTTGCATTATATCGGCAGATTTCTTTATTTCAAGACTACCGTCCAGGTGGCAGAATCCGGTAATGGCCATGCTGTCCACCAACCGAAAGGAACCCGAGCATGCCTGAAATTCGCCTGAAGAAGCGTTCCCGCGCTGCATTCGAAGCCTATGTGAAGGCCCATGCGATAGACCGCGGGATCGTTTGGGTTCGGGAACACGTGTTCGCCCGTTACCATGTCCGGTCTGTGGGCCAGTTGAGCGACGCGGCCCTGATCGAACTGGCCGCCAAGGCAGAGCGCTGCGGCTGATTCCAGCGCCAAACTAACCGGCGCAAGTTGCGCCGGTTAACCGCCTTCGCGATTATCGGCGGACGGCCGGATAGCGACTGTTTCTCAACAGGATACACCCGCGATTAGTTGGCAGCGCAGTGGCGAACGCCGTCGCCGCCGTGATAACGAAAAGCTATCGGCGAGCGCCCCCGAACGACCGCCAACAATTCAGTGTCGTCAATGTCCGCACCCGTGCGGCATTTGGAAGGGGTCGTTTATGCCTACCATGCGTGAGTTGCTGGCGCGCCGCGCCGCTCTGACCACCGAAATGCGCTCAATCCATGACGCGCACCCTGATGGCACACTGCCGTCAGAGGTGGAGACGCGGTGGAGCGCCCTGCGCGGCGAGTCCGATGCCCTGCAAGGCGCTATCGACCGGCAAGCGCTGCTGGACGACGCCGAACGCCGGCAGTCGGGCCAGCCGTTGAACGGCGGTGGCCACGACGCGAATTTCGACCGGGAGGTGCGGCAGTTCTCTGTCGTCCGCGCGCTCGCCGGCGCTGCCAACCTGCCTGGTGTAGACGCTGGTCGCGAGCGCGAGATTTCTGCCGAGGTTGCGCGCCGGTCCGGCCGCAGTTTCCAGGGCGTCGCTGTTCCTCTGGCAGCGCTTGCACCCGAGCGCCGCGTATTCACCACGGGCAACCCTTCGGGTGGTCCCGGTTCGAATATCATCGCCACCGACCTGCTGGCCGGCCAGACGATTGACCACCTCCGCAATAAGCTGGTGGTTCGCCAGCTTGGCGCGACCGTGCTTTCTGGCCTGACGGGCAACGTCGCGATTCCTCGGATCAAGGTGGACGCCACCGCGGCATGGGTTGCTGAAAACTCCGCTATCAGCGCGACCGATCCGCAGACGGACCAGGTATCGCTAAATCCGAAGCACGTCGGCAGCATCGTGGAGTTTAGCCGCAACTTGCTGCTGCAGAGCAGCCCGGACGTTGAACAGTTGGTGCGCGGCGACCTGACAGCGATCATCGCGCAGGCGCTTGACGCCGCGGCTATCGCGGGTCTCGGGTCCAGCAACCAGCCCACCGGGATCCTGCACACGTCCAGCATCGGCGCTCCCACCATCACGGCGGACGTCGGCAACGGCGGCGCGCTGGCTTACGATGACGTGGTTGCCCTTATGGCAGCGGTGGCCAACGCGAACGCCGAGATGGGCGCGCTTGCGTTCGTTACGAATACCAAGGTTCGCGCTGCGCTCATGAAGCTGAAGGACAGCCAGAATCGCCCGCTCGGAATGGACGTTGTGTTGCAAGGCCAGCCGGCCGCGTTCACGAACACCGTGCCTTCCAACCTGACCAAAGGCTCCGGCTCGAATCTGTCGGCGATGATTTGGGGGAACTGGAACGACTTGCTGGTGGGCCTGTGGAGTGAAGCCGACCTGTTGGTCAACCCGTTTGAGTCGACGGCCTACAGCAAGGGCAACGTCCAGGTTCGCTGCATGACCACGATGGACGTGGCCGTGCGGCACCCGGAGTCGTTCGCCGCATATCAGGCGGTCATCGCCTGAAATTGGGGGCGGGTATTTTGTATCCTTTCCCCGCACCCGAGGCCGAGCGCCGTTCCGTCACAACCATGTCCGGAACGGTTCGCTCGGCCACCCCAAAGGGAGGTGGCTCTTCGTCGGGTGGCTGTCTCTCTCAGGCCGAGCGGCGCGCATCGCCCGACTTCGAGGTGCGCGCCGCCGGTCGCAAACTGGTGGGCTATGCAGCGACATTCGGAACTGCGGCGAAAATCAACGGAGCCTTTACCGAGTCCATTCGGGCCGGCGCGTTCGCCGCGTCGCTTGGCAGCGGCCGGGATATTCTGGCACTGGTGGACCATGATCCGACGCGATTGCTGGCGCGGACGGGGTCCGGCACGCTTCGGCTAATCGAGGACTCGCGCGGGCTGGCATTCGAACTGGATGTGCCGCCGACACAGCTTGGGAACGACGTGCTGGCGCTCGCCGAGCGGCGTGACCTTGGCGGTATGTCGTTTGGCTTCCGTGCCACAGATGAAGCGTGGCCGGCGCGCGACGTGCGCGAGCTTCGCAGCGTCGAACTCCACGAAATCAGCATCGTCCAGGCGTTTCCGGCATACGCGCAGACCAGCGTCGCTGCTCGGGCACGCCGGACGCTGGTATATCTGCCATCAGGCGCACGCCGCCTCTACCTGGACACGCTGTGATGGCCGCACCCGCTTGGCTGTCCCGCCTGTTCTCGCGCCAGCCCGAGCAACGCGCCGGCGTCCCGTTCTACGGCCCTGTCACCGGCCCGGCGCTCGCCGGCGTTCGCGTCAACACAGCCGTGGCCGAGAATCTGTCCACCGTGACGGCCTGCGTCGGCGCCATTGCGTCCGGCCTGGCATCGCTGCCTGCGTACGTTTACCGGAGCGACGGCGCCGGCCGTGTCGAAGCGCCACAGCATCCGGTGGCACGTTTGATCCGCCAGCCGAACCCGCGGCAGACGTGGCCTGACTTCCTGGAATGGCTGGTCGCGTCGACTCTGCTCAACGGCAACGGCATCGCCGCAATCGACATGGACGGCGCCGGCCGACCAACGAACCTCTGGCCGATCCCGTGGTCGGCGGTGCAGCCCGTTCTGCTGCCGTCGAATCAGCTTGCCTTCGACGTAATGGCTTACACTACCGCATGGGGTGGCACGGGACTGCCACGCCGCTACCTGGCCAGCGAAGTGCTGCACCTGAAAGATCGAAGCGACGATGGCTGGCTGGGCCGTAGCCGCATCAGCCGGGCACCGGACGTTCTGGCCTCGGCAATCGGCGCGCAGACGTTCAGCACGGCGCTGTGGAACAACGCGGCCACGCCGAGCGGGGTGCTTGAGTTGCCGGCGAAGATTACGCCCGATGGGTTCAGGCGCCAGCGCGAGTTCTTCGAACAGACCTACAGCGGCGCGGCGAACGCGCGGCGAGTCCTGTTTGCCGACGCGGGGTCGAAATGGACCAGTATCAGCGTGTCGCCCGAGGACGCCGAGGTGCTGGCGTCGCGCCAGTTCAGCGTGACTGAGATCGCCCGGCTGTTCGGAGTCCCCCCGCCCATCGTCCAGGACTACAGCAACAACACCTTCACCAACGCGGCGACGGCCGCCCTGTGGTTCGCACAGTTCAGCCTTGCACCGTGGGCACGGAAGATCGAAGCCGAGTTCCAGCGGCAGGTATTCGGCGATGCGGTGGCCTACAGCATGGAAATCGACCTGTCCGGGCTGACACGCGGGGACTACAGCACGAGGTGGACAGCCAACGTGGCCGCAGTCGGCGCCGGGATCCTGACTGTGGATGAAATCCGGGAGCAGGAAGGTTACGGACCGCTGCCGGAGGTGAAGGACCCGCCGGTGCCGGGAGATGGCGGGAAGTAGGCATGGATCAGCACATTTATTGGCCCGGGCGGCGGTCGCCGCGTTGCTGGTCGCCCCTCGTCAGTCTGGGGGCATGTCGCCAAGAGAGTATTGCTGAACGACAACTTCGGAAGCGGCCAACTCCTTGGGATCGACAGGCACAGCGCAGCACATCTGCCCGTCCTTCACGACCACCAGTTTGAGAACATAGGGCGTGTGGTGGTAAGTGCCGGAAGGGTCTTTGTACTTGATACAAGCTATGACGTAGGGGGCTATGTTTATACTTTCAACTCCAGGAGTGCGAGCTACGGCAATAGCCGCTTCGAGTTTGTCATTGGGGAGAGTGGTTGCGATCGACCATGGAGGAGCGGTGAAGTTCGGGAATATGGCGATGCCGGAATTTTTAATCTGAACATCGTTGCACACCGTCCGTTCTCTAGAAGCATATTCAGAAACGCCCAACGAGAGACTGATTGGTTCGAGGTTAACCCAGACGTAACTTGCGGGGAGATGGCCGGAATTTGTGAGAACGAAAGATAAGGGAACTGTCATCCCGTCTGCGTGTCGTGCAACTTTCCCCGACATGCCAATGACTTGCGCGAAAACCCATGGCCGCTGCTCGTCTCGCATCTCATCCACCTGGCTTCGCAGTATGGGCAAGGTATTTTGGACGACCACGACATTCCAAACGGTGGCCCCGGCGATGACTGCTGTAAGGACTGCGGCTATGCGCTCAGAAATTGTCAAACGCCCCACACTCTCGCGCAGACGCTTAACGAGACGTTTGGTGGCTTCATATGTCTTGCGGGCGTATTGATAAACTACTTGACGCGCATCCAATTTCGGGATGTGCGGCTTGGCAGATTTATTCTCTCTGTGGCCTTGTTGGCCCCGGGGTTTCGGCTCACCGCGCATGGTGCATATTATTCGTAGCTGAGATTCCTACAAATCCTCCAATTGCATTTCCTCCCTTTCCAGCGCAGCCAGCGAGAACGGCGACTGGCGTCCTTTAGCAGGCTGCGGAAATTCGTCTTCCGGCGCGGCCGTTAATCTGATCCGCTACGGCGTGGAGCAGTTGTTGGTGTTGGGATGCGTGGAGCGGACGA